GCCGATTTGGCATGGTGACTCGAAGACTCGAGTCAAACACCTCAGATGGTGTGTTTACGCACTGTTTGAGCAATACTCCCCACGAGCAGATGTCGTTAGACACCTGTTATGGGAAATCCCTATCGTGACGGATAGAGCAAGGGGCTGAATCACTTAATATAATATGTTCTTTTCTTATTATATCCTCGTGATACTTCTCTTACTAGGGTAATGGTCTTCCCTTTAGCAAGGAAGGCTCCTCAATTACTAAACTAAGGGTAACAGTTACTCTCTAGATGTCTTGACTAGTCGAAAATTAGAGACTCTTTAAACTCAGGTTTAAAGGGTACGAGATAAGAGCTCTACTTTCTAGAAATAATTCAGAGTACCTTAGCTAATAGGGAAATGGAGGAAAGAAAGAAAGAAATCTCTTGATTTCTTCTCGATTAGAGAGACGGAGACTACCTTAACAGTTGGTTGGTTATCAAATGTCTAAGCAGTATGGCATCCCTGATAATCATTCACTAACGATTTGGGCGATCAATCTGGCTAGCGGGTTAAAGCTAGTAAAGATTGATAAACCCAGAGGTTTTCTTAACCTGCCCCTAGTCAGGGGTGGCTGCGGCCCTCTCACGAGGAAACCGAAGTTTGTAAGACTGCATACTCACGCATGCAAACAAAACCTAATACTCGTAAAGAGAATGTCGGCTTTGTTGCGTGGTTGTATGGACGATCTAGTAAGCAAGTTGGGAGTTCAATTTTCCCCTTCTCACTATCTAGATTCTCGTTGGACCTTAAGGGTCCATCTTACAATGCCATGCTAATCGTAAAAGATAGCAAACCACTAATCAATCACCTGTTAAGGATGATAGATATAGTGGTGGGCAAACGAAAACCGTACTGGGTAAAAGTCGTCGTCTTTCTTCTTAAGAGACAATACTCGCTGATCAAGTCCCAAGGACTTGTGGGCTATGTAAAACACCTTAAAGTGTCTTGTATAGTCATTCAGCAAGTGATCGCCGGACACCGAGAACATGATTTGACCCCTCATGGACCGAGGATTTCAAGGTCCAAAGGGGGTTTACCGAGAATGCTTCCATCTGAGCTTCGAAGTAGAATTTCTAAGGGTGATACCGTCAGCATAAAAGTTGTGCTAACGATATTCTCTTTATTCAGAGCTGTAGTTTATTCTGCAGATCCTAAATTTTCTACTATCACCTCAGATAGAGTTGGTTCTATGGCAGGAGAGCGATTTCTCTACCGATTTATTCCGAAAGCCGTAAGGGCCCTTGCTTCAGACTTCATCGGAAAATCGTTACCTGAACCCGAACTTTTCTCCGGTTTCTCTACGTCTCCAAACACTGTCAGATCAAAGAAGCCGGGTGAGGACGAAGAATTCGCCACTCACCCTAGGGCCGTTTTACGGTCCGCAATAGCTCTTCAGGGATATTTCCCTGAGACTAAAGCAGCTTTGATCAAGATGATAATGTTCCACCCTAATTCCAGACTCGCTTGAGTTTGGGTTAAAGTGCATGAACTTATCGTCCTTCTGATAATGCGAGGAAAATACGAATCGGGGTCCCTAAAAATGTTAACTGACCCTATTAGTTTAGGGAAGTTATTCACTGATAGGGCCTCGATGAGAATCGGAAAGATTGGGTTAAAACAAGAACCAGCCGGTAAAGTAAGAATCTTTGCGATGGTAGATCCCTTCACTCAATGAGCGCTGAAACCCTTACACCATAGGATTTTCGAAATTGTTCGAAGACTTCCTATGGATGGGACTTTCGACCAGTTGAAACCTTTAACAAGGATTCCACCTGGCGCACCATTGTATAGTTTTGATCTAACCGCGGCTACCGATAGGTTACCGTTGACTTTCCAAAAGAAAATCTTCAGTTATATCTTCGGAGCGGAGTTTGCTCAAGCGTGAGCAACCTTATTGACTTCTCGACCTTATTCCGTTCACTATAAGAAAGTAGGGGATAAAACCTTTACTTCCTTGCAGCTACGATATAAAGTCGGGCAACCAATGGGTGCTCTATCATCTTGGGGTTCTCTAGATCTTACGCACCATGTTATCGTCCAAATAGCGGCCATATTATCCGGACAGCCTCTACTCTTTAAGGAGTATGCTGTACTCGGGGATGATATGGTGATCTGGAATCAGCCGGTTTCAGTTAACTACCTAAAAATAATGAAATTCTTAGGAATGGAAGTTAACCTTTCGAAATCCGTTATCTCTCCAAGGGGGTTAGGTCTAGAGTTCGCGAAGAAAACTTTCTTTAAAGGAGTAGACGTAAGTCCACTACCGATAAAGGAGTATTCAGCGGCTCTAGAAACCTCTGCGGGCTTAATGGCACTCCGAAAGAAATATTCTATTCCCGATAATGTGATGAAAGCATTATTAGGATTAGGATACCGTTCTTCCTCTAATTCGAAGAGATGAACATTATTCAAAGTGTTAGCCGGAATGCCGACTGATTGGTCTGAGTATAATATTATGCTGAAAAGCTTTTATTCTACTAAGACCACTCTTCTCGTGCACTTAAGAGCCTTGCGCTCCTTCTTACAGATTGGAACAGTTATGTTCCATGACATAAGACGAAACGCGATTAAGGAAATGCTCCGATTACGGGCGTTTGTTAATAGTTACGAAGAGCAGGTTGAGACTAAATCCTCAACTATATATAAACTCTTCCCTGTTGTCAATCACTTTGATTACAACGGGTACGTTCGTGTGATTGATAATCACCGATACCGATTAGCTATTAAAACGATAGGAGAATTACATGAAGTAATTCATGACCTATGCATTACCTGAGACTCTTTTAAGAAGGCCATTGGGGGAAAGATCATTTACTATGCCAAAGCGGGAATCACTGTCAACATGTTTGACCGGCAGATGGAGACATCTGCCGCCCGATTAGCAAGCATAGAAGACCGACTATCTAGGATACAAGCCGGCATGATCACTACACCGTTCTTGAATTTTTCTCTGCCTCCTAAAATTAGGGAGTTACAGAGATTGAATAAAATTTGGGAACGGTGGGGTAAGACAGTCTTAAGAAAGAAAGATCACATTTTACAATCTGCATTTCTACCTATACTACCTATACTGAAGTGGCTTTTTACAAAGCCAACTTGGAGAGGAATTGCCTTTAGGGCAGGTAGGTTTGGAGGATATAAAGGATATTGGCAAAGACCGATAGTAGGTGCCTACATAGGACCAGTAAGAATGACTCTTTTCTGGTTACTAGAAGGACTTGCTACTCTGGCTTTCTCAACCCTTGGTTTCTATGCCTTTGCCATGCTATGTATTTTCATATCATGGTTATTGGGTGAAACCTCCTCTTCACTATCTGTTCCTATACAGGTGTTATTCCATCCTCTAATTTCCGGAGCTGGTGGATTAGGCAACTCGATGCTTAGTTGGGCAACGGATCCTAGTACAAATTCCTACTGGACATATCTTTGGATATTCCCAAGCACATTTTTTATGTTCTTAGGAAATTCCACGTATGTTCACTGGAATGAGGTACTGGATGCGTTCCTACTAACCGAGTTGACAAGCGGACCTTGGATTGCCTTTGTAAAAGTAGCATTACATAATTTCATATATAATGGAATTATGCCGTGCTACTCATTAATTAAAGGAATCTTTTGGTCTCTAATCCACTGGAGCCCTGACTTCATCCACTCTAGATGGATCACCGATCTTTACATTTCGCACCCTTGGATTGTACAGTGGTTATCTGATACCCATTATTTGTTTAATGGAATAACAGGTCACTCACAACCAATCGGGATGTATGAATGTGCAGCAACCTCCGACGGTCATGGTTATCTTCCACACCCTGATGATGCTACCTATAAAGGTAAGGCACCATTAGATCCTTCAAATATTGAAGAAGATGGAGAGAGAACACCTACCGGGAGCCCTGAGTCGATTGACTCTGATGAGTTATTGAACTCTGAAGAGTTCAATCCTGCATGGAGCGATAACAAATATTTTGTTGCTCCTGATGCGGAATCAGATGCTGAATTCTACACCCTGTCGAAATCTAAATCGGGACCTACTCCTGGAGCCTGGATGAATATTCAGGTCGAGCCCCACAGTGTCCCAAGAAGAATGTTAAATATATTTTATTCTCATCCTTCTTTGTGGATAGCTGTGGGTGCCGGAGTTATTAGAGGTGGTTTAATCCTGTATGGTTTATCCCACTCTAGTATAAGCGTCTAGATAAGATGCAGACCCAGTTACGGTAATCTTTGCATTAGCATTGACTACGCACCTGAGCGTGACCCTCTTCCAAAC